GTGTCATAGCCCAATGCATTAGCATAACGATCTACCAGTCTATTGTATAACTTGGCACGACTCTCGCTGTTCTGCCCCGGTTCAACATCTTTACTAGCCGAGAATCTTAAACGCCATGGGTTGTGTTTTTTAACGAATTTTTGTATGGCATTTAACACAGTGGCAAATACTCGTTGAGCATCACCTTCACCGGTAACCTCTTGGCTGTTGTTTCTATAAAATTCAACTTGATATTCATCATCACCTTCATTGTTGAACATGATGCTTAGATTTGTACCGTCTGGTAATTTAACCAATGCATCATAACTACCAGACTCACTTTTTTCCCATTTAGATTTATAAGGGTTATTAAACGCTTCTGACATTGCACCACGATATTGATTATCTTTACGCCCGCCATATGGATTGATTGCCGGAGTTTTTTCTGCTGCAAATTGCATGGTGTTGTATTCTTCCGCCACACCTTTTACTTTAGGATCTAAATCTTTCAAACTATTTACATCACCTTGCTTGCGCCACTTAGACCACATTTTTTGTCCAGCATTAGTTTGTGTTTCCGAAGGTAGTATATTGACACCTAACATGCGAATCAAAGCATACATATTCGCGGCTATGCCTTGTCCTTGATAGTTAGGATCAACTTTGGTCTTCATGCTTGTTACTCCTCGCACTTCACCTGTATTTAGATTTCGTGCTTTAGCAAATTGTGCATCTCCTATTGGATTGGGATTTCTTTTATCATATGCTTTTATAGATAAGAAATCATTTTTCTTCCCTGCATTTGTAACATGATAAAGTATTCCATTTATGTCTTGCTTGAAGTCTAATCCTGGTTTCCACAACTCATTGTTGAATTGTTCATCTTCATCAATGTCTTGGTACATAGTCTCAAACGATAACTTCTCGCTATGCAATTTATCTCTCAACTCGTATAGTTTCGTGATATATCCTTGGCTACGCAACATCTTATATGCTAGATTCTCAGGACCAAACTCGCCACCTTTATCTAATCCTGCTTGTCTATATCTTTTGATTGTGTCTATTATATGTTTTACTTTACTATACTTCTTTGACTTGAGTGCTATCTCTATTAAACCTAATAACTTTTCATACTTGCTTTTGGTGGCGGTCTGGTCAAAATCACTTCTACGCTTAGTGGGTATTCTTATCCACTGATCATTCATTACACTATATTCACCTAAACTTACAACAGGTTGTCTACTATCCTGTACATATAATTCTACTGGGATATTGTTAATCTTTATATCATGTGTGTCATTGTATATTGTTTTCTTAGCTGTAAATAATTCTTTATATACTTCATCTACAGGTAGATTACCCATGTCTACCAAGATATGTAAATCTAAATCGCTATGCTTTGTATAACTATATGCTGCGTTGCTGCCTGAGATTGTTATGTCTTTTACATCTAAATCATGCACACCTAATTCTTCTAAAAAATCTGCCGCTATTAGCATGAGTTGGTCTCTAACATCTGGGCGCAATTTAGACCCATTCCATAACTTAGGGTTAAGTTTATCGTGGAATGTTACTGCATCACTTAGTTTGAAACTGTGTAGTTCTTTTAGGTTCATAAGTTATTTATCATTAAAAAAGCCCCTTTCGGGGCTTTTTTTATGCTGCTTTTACTGACTTGATTTCGTTGCCATCTTTGTCAGTTAATTTCATTCCAAGACTTTGTTGTTGTTCTAAGAACATTGGTCCAACTGTCTTAAGTAGATGTTCTTGATTTTCCATACAGAAAACATAACTACCACTGTGACGCAATAGAACACGCTTGTCCATCCAGATGCGTCCACCTAAGTCACGCCAGTTTTCACAGAATGTCCAATCTTCACTGTAGTAACGATTTTGACGCACTGCTGTATCAAAATATGTTTTTAAGTATTGGTCATACATTGGATCAAGCCCAATGTCGTTCTTGTATTGCTTAACAGCAGGGTGAGTATTTAATTTCTCAAATACACCTTTCTTCATTAACAAGAAACCTGTACCTGCTTTAGATACTTCTTGCAATCCATCAGCACCTTCTTCAGCACCTTCAAATCCGTTAACTACCCACTTGATAGGCATGGTTTTCATTGGGTACAATCCACCGATAACATCTACGTCACGGTTTAATAATACTAGCAAGTGCCATGGCTCCCAACCAATGTCAGCGTCAACAAAGAACAAGTGTGTTGCGTCTGGCATAGCTAAGAACTTGGCAGTTAGTGTGTTACGGGCACGACTGATAAGACTTTCGTTTACCATTGTTTCCAATGTCCAGTCAATGTTCAATTGACGGGCTGTGTTAGCCCACTTGATGAAACTCATAAATGTTGATTCAGTCAACATACCACCATAGCAGGGCATAGCGATATGCACTTTGGTTGTACGCAAGAAATCTACATTTACTTGTACTTGACCAGCTGCGGGTGCTTGGTCTGCTGGAGCTTGGTCTGCTGGAGCATCTGCTTTTGCAGCTTGCTCTGCCTCCGCTTGTTGAGCGATTTCTTGTACCATTTCTACTGGTACTGTTTTTTCTTCTTTGGTTGCTTTGGTTTTCTTTGTTGCCATATGGTCCTCTTGTTAAGATATAATTATTTACATCAGGAAGAGGGGTACGAAATTTTTTATTTTTCGTCTAGGTAATCAAATTTAGGTTCAACAGGTAATCCGTCGCTACGCTCACGCTTTTTCATTTGTTCGGTGTCTCGTGCGGCTCTTAGTTTAGCGATAGGAGCACCTTTACCAGTCAAGTCTTTGACCATGTGAGGCATAACATCATCTTCTTCAATAGGTTCTATTGTAGCACCCATCTTCATTTTTTCTGCTACCCCTTGCTTTAATCTAGATAATTCGTATATAACTAGGTCACCATTGTCAGCACGAAAGGCTTTGTATCCCCAGGTACGAGCATAACGCTGTACCAGTCTGTCGTACAACTTAGCACGGCTTTCACTGTTCTGCTCTGACTCGACTTCTTTAGCAGCCGAGAAACTTAATCTTTGTGGTTTGTATTTCTTGATGTATTTTTGTATAGCATTCAACACCGTAGCAAAGATACGCTGTGCATCACCCTCGCCTGTGACTGCTTGGCTGTTGTTTCTATAAAATTCAACCTGCACCGCTTCTTCACCCTCGTTATCTTGTTGCTTATTGAACATGATGTTGAGGTATGTGCCATCTGGTAATTTTGCGTTTAGATCAACATCACCGTAATCACTTTTTTCCCACTTGCCTTTGTAGGGGTTATCAAAGGTTTCCGCCACACCTTGCTTACCCAATAGAGATTGTACCCAAGGAATAAATGTGTTGATAATCCAATCTTGATGTTGTTTGCTTTTGTCTATCGTACTAGAATCAGCTATCTTACCATTGATTGTAACAGGTTTGATATTGTTTACAGCATCAATGATTTTCTTTTGTACTTGTGGGCTAGCATCTTTGATTACTGACTGTAATCTTCCGTATGCTTCTTGTTGTCTACCTTGCATAGCAAGTAATGCTACTCGCTGTAGATTAGAAAAAACAGGATCTCCAAGATTATTAAACATTTTGTTGATACCTGCGGCGGTGTTGTTTTCCGCCACACCTTGCTCACGCTCCGCTTGACGCTGTGCCCAACGCTCTTTGTTGCGTTGGACTTGTTGCGGGCTTAATTTAGGTTGCTTGCTGAGGTCACGATATAATGCTCGACCTAATGCGCTGGTATGAGGATTTCTAAATGCACCAGTTGGGGCTCTACGACCACCTTTTTCCCAACTTACTTCTTGATCGCCATACATGTCGCCTTCCGCCACACCTTTATCAATTTGTTGATATGCCTCTTTCATCAACTTAAGCATCTTGTATTGTTGTTCAACACTTGCTTCTTTTAATAATGGACGCATCTTGGCAATGTGTTCTTTTATATCACTTGCTTTTCTTCTGGGTTTGCGTGTATGAAACTGAATAAGATTTTGTTTTGCAGTATTCATCATGTCTAATACTTCACTGTCATCTAATGAAGGACTCATTGCTTGACGCCATACTGCAAATTGTTCTTGTTCTGTCTTGTTAGGGTCAAGTAATACTTGACGCATTGGTGTAGCACGTGGTCCTTCGTGATAGTCAGGTTTACTTTTATCGCTGCCAGGGGCTTTAGTATCTTGTCTACTCATCACAGTTATATTGTTCCAACCAAAATTCTTGTATGCTGGATTACCTGTACTATCTGGTTTTATTAAATAATTGAATGCGTCTTTCTCGGTCTCACCTACAACTATTGTAGCGTCAGTATATCCTTTAGTTTTCAAATTGTCTAGTACTGCATTCAATGTAGTCGCACCTTCTGGTGGCAAACTAAACATCTTAGCGTACTTTGGAAACTTCTTTTGGTACATTGCTAATTTTGTTTCAGGTGGAATAGGATCGTCTTTACCAAAACTTCGTGATACAAAAAAGTAAGGGGTAGCACCTGTATTTTCTGCTTGATGTATGACTGCTTGTACTAGTGCATCATGTCCAGTATGTCCCATGCCACGACCCCACCCTACTACAGCACTCTTACCACCTTGTGCTTCATTGACAACTGATTCTTTTGGTGCCCAATTAGTCTGGTCAATTGTTTTGATAAACTGTCCAGGCATGTCGTAATTAAATTGTTTACCTGGATGTGCTTGTACATAACCTTCTGGTTTAGTCTGTTTGATACCACCATGTAACCCTTGGCTTAGTTGATTAATCAAAATATTCTTTTGATTGCTCAATCCTTCAACTGCACCCAATGTTGCTTTCAATCCTTCTGGATCACTTAATAATGTTTCTGCTTTCTTGGGACTTAAGTTTGCTCTAGCCCAATCAGGGAAGTCAGCAAGTAAACCTTCAGTACGCAAGTGTTTATTCAAATAAGTATATAGTTCTCCGCCCGGATTACTTAGTCCTGGCTTAGGTGCTAGATAGCTATCAATTAGTTTAGCATTTGATGTAAGGAATTTTTCCATAGCATCAAGTCCTTTTGTATCTAATGGCACTGGTTCCTGCACATATGTAGTGCCTTGTACGATAACGCCCGGAACACTTAGACTCTCTGCGTTTGGCAATCGTTGTTCATCGCTACTACCCATCGTTGGGAAATAGCCAGTAGCTGCGACCATTACTTTTGATTGTTTAATCTTTTTACCTAAATCACTATCAACTGGTATATGGAATGTAGTGATGTTAGGAGTGAAATCATATGTGTTTGTTTCAGTGTTTAGTACAGGCATAGCACTAGTACCATCTGGTTTGTTGCCAGGATAGAATAGTAATCCACCTTCTAAGTAACCTTGCTTAGGACTAATCTTTTCAAAGTATGGCCATAAGCCGGCAAACTGATTAGCAAACTGTTGTCTAACTTTAGGATCGCCACTACCAGTGCCCATCACAAACGCTTTAACATCATTTGGACTACGCATCACTGTGGATGCACCGCTACTTGTTTCAGTCTTACCACTCTTTAAGTATTGCCAAGCATTCTTTGGGAACATACCAAAGTTTCCTTGTTCATCGCGGCCCCAGTATACTACTGGCATGCCGTCCCATTTCAATTCAATACTACCACCTTCTTCACCCATGTGTCTAAGACGTTCAATAGCGTGTAGTCCGCCATGACTGCCGTCACTAACTATAAGGTCTTCGATATGTTGATACTTACGACCAACCTTTGGGCCTGCTGCTTCAGTTATGAATTCACGCAATTTCATTTAATCATGTCCAATGTTTTACGGAACCATTCTAAGCTACCTTCTTGCACCGGTTCACTAAAATACTTATCTTTAATCATTTTGTATTTTTCAGGATATGGTTGTAATGCTTTCAACACTTTTGGAGGATTGCCCATATCATCTGCTGTAGCGGTAGGACCGATTATGATTTTTGCTATAGCATCCTTATCGCTAGTAACTAATTCTTTTGTTTCTCTGTCTACTAGTCCTTTGTAAGGACTCAACATCATGCTAGCATGATCTGGAATCTGTGTCATATTTGCTAGATCAGCCCATATAGCGTGTAATGTTCCACCTTTCATATTGGCATCAGTATAGTCATGTGTGTGTAATGGTTGTGCAGCTTTCGCATTCTCTACAGCCATCAAATCTACTTGAACAAGTTCATCACCTACACCTGTTGGAATACCAACATGGATGCTAACTCCGGTACGGGCAGCAAATAATCCTTTTTCCTTGAAGTAATCTTCTAGTGCTTTACGGCTTAGTTTTAATTCTTTTGCCGGGAACACTGCCATCAACTCATTTGCATCGATCAGTGCATCAATATCGCTGCTAACTTCTTTTTTACCTGCACTACCGATTGGATAAGTATTGATACCTTTAGGTAATACTTTTTGTAAGTTTGCCATAGCGGCAGCAAAATTACTTTTCTGCATTGGTACTGCATTAGGTACGACATTTCCGCCTTCAAATATTTTCATTTTAATAACTCAACTTTACAAAATTAACTACACCTTGTTGGAAATCTACAATCTTTGCTCTCATATACACAAAGTTACCGGTAACATTTGTATATTGACTTGCGTTTGGATTAGCACTTCCATTAAAATTATATACATCAAACCATTGATTGTCTACTGTTGCAGGATTTGCCAATGTAGCTTGGATGACAATATTACCTATAATGTTTGACACACTAAGGTTAACTGTCTGTAAATCTCTATTTCCTAAATAATAAGCAGCAGCAGGTTGAGCATTACCCACGACTGTGTAGGGTGCTGAATTACCCGGATTTACATAGGCTGTCTGCGGGAATAGAATAAGTGTAGTTGATTGGCTCATTATGCTCGTACCACTTCTACTACAACAGCTTCACCGACTAATTCTTGTGCAACTTGTTCTAGCGCAGTCTGAACGTCTGCCCCTACAAGTCCACCATTGTCAGTGTCTGAATCTTTAACGATTTTGCTGAATTTGATGACTAATACATCTTCTACAATCTTTGCCATGGTAAATACTCCATTATTAATAGAGTATTTATCATTTTAGATAGGTACGGGTCGCTTTTCTAATTTATAACGTTTTCCAAGCATATGACCATACATCAGCATCAGATAGCTTAGTGTGCTTTCGCTATCATAGTCAATTGAAAATGCGCTACTAACCCAGCGATATCTCCAACTATTTTGTGACGCGATCGGACGCTTGATATACTCTTTCAACCAATCTTTTAGTGCATTGCTTGGAACTAATTCTTTAGTTCTCTTGATAGTATCATGTAACTCTTGCACAAAGTTAGTATCTTTGATGTAAGCACTACGCAAATAGATCCTATATTTGTGTTTTGGCTCATTGACATAGTACTTTGTACCAGCAAATTGCTCCAATTGCACTTCTGTAATTTTCACAGACACTGGTCCAATATCCTTCAGTGTTACCAACAAATCTAAATCATTGCTGTAAACTGACATAGTGTCATGTTCAAGCCTAAAAGTTATTAGACCGGGGTTTTTATTAGCGTTACGCCAATTAATGAAGTTGTTAAGTTCCGTGATCTTTTCCATTACTAAGGCTTTAATGTCTACCCGTACTTTGCGATACCCAGATTCATTCATTCTACTAATCAACTCACCCGGAGTTTTAGCGTAATTAGTATAACTTAATCCAGTAATACTAAATTTTGCACGGTATACATATTTGCTATAATAGTTAGTTTCCTTATATTCATAGTAATCAATATTAGGAACGTCTTTAACTGACCTCAATAATCCCATCTTCATTCACCTTAGCTGTTAGTTTGTGTGTTACTGCAAAATCAATTGCACCTTCGTTCATTACACAATTGATTGTAGCAGATTTAATGCGTTCAAACAAGACTTTTTTACTTAGAGGCACCCGAATTAGTTCATCAATCTTACGTGCTAATGGTCGTGCGCCCATCTTCTTGTCGTAACCCTTTTCTGCTAAGAATTCTACTACTGGTTCACTTAAGTTCAATGTGATATCATGCTTGTCTATCAAACTCTTTTTCAAGTCATCAGTAAACTTGATAACAATCTTCTTAATCGCAAGCGTATCCAATTTGTTAAACTTGCAAATCAAGTCAACACGATTACGAAACTCAGGCTTAAAGAATTCTTTCAGTGCTTTATCATCTTCACCAGTCTTTTCTTGTGTACCAAAACCAATGTTGTTGCGTTCGCCATCACTACTGCCCAAGTTACTGGTCATGATAATGATACTGTTTTTACAATTAACCTGCTTACCATTACTACCAGTGATATGACCTTCATCCAACATCTGTAAGAAGATATTAAAGATATCTGGATGTGCCTTTTCAACCTCGTCAAATAGCATAATACTATGTGGGTTCTTGCTCAAGTCATTAATCAATCGTCCACCAGACACTTGACTGTCACCAAAGCCAACATATCCTGGAGGAGGTCCAATCAAGCTACTTACACTATGCTTCTCACCATACTCGCTCATATCATACTTGAGCAGTGGCATGTCTAAGTTCTTGCTTAGTAGTTTAGCAAGTTCAGTCTTACCAGTACCAGTTGGTCCTAAGAACAAGAAGCTACCTGTTGGCTTAGTGTCATTGCCAATGCCAGCAAAGTTAACATAGATGCGTTCAAGTACCTGTTGTACAGTTTCATCTTGACCATACAGTTTGTCTTTGATGTTTGACTCTAAGTTATGAATCAAATCAAAGTTATCACCCTTCATCTTGTCAGCGGGTACCCCAGTGAATCGTTCAACTTGGTCAAATATAAGTTCTTTGGTAATAGTTGCACCCTTGTTCTCTGCCACACGCTGTTTAGCACATGCTGCATCAAGCAAGTCAATGGATTTATCTGGGTTCTTGCGGTCATGAATATAACGGTCAGCACTTTCAACTGCTGCTTTGATTGCCTCATCTGTGATATTCACATTGTGGAAGTCATTCAGTCTAGTACTCAAACCATTGAGAATTCGTACTGTTGTGTCATGGTTAGGTTCATCAACACTAATACGATAGAACCTACGCATCAATGCACGATCCTTCTCAAAACTCTCGTAGTATTCTTCCCATGTTGTGCTAGCGATAACTTTCAATGTACCTTTAGTAATTGCAGGCTTAATCATGTTGCTAAAGTCAACACTACCATTGTTCGCACCACCTGCACCCTGCATAGTATGTGCTTCATCAATGAATAGGATCGTCTTCTTCTTTGTATTCAGTGCGTCTAACACTTGTTTTACTTTTTCTTCAAAGTCACCGCGATATTTGCTACCAGCAAGCAATGATCCGATCTCTAAACTATATAGTTGATGATCCTGCAAGAATTCAGGTACTTCTTTGTTAATCATCATTTGTGCTAGACCTTCAGCAATTGCTGTTTTACCAACACCTGGATCGCCTACCATCAATACATTACTCTTGAATCGTTTAGCAAGTACATTAATGATATCATCAAGTTCTTTGCTACGACCAATCAATGGCTCAAGTTTACCTTGTGCTGCTAATTGTGTTAAATTGATTGTGTATTCTTCGAGGATTTCGTCAGCTTGATTGTCAGTTAGATTGCCAGCCTCGCCGTGCTTATAATGTTTTTGCCAGTGCGCTACGAATTCGTTTTTGTTGATTCCATATTTCAATAAGAAATAATGTGCATGGCTATTACCTTCACTTGCAATACTCAAATACAAATCAACTGTTGTAACTTGTCTACGTCCGCTAAACAATACTTGTGTGACACAACGATTCATTACTCGTTCCAAACTATTAGTTTTGCGCGGGACTACATCGGTATCTTTACTTACAATAGCATGTAAACTATCTAAGTATGCATTAATTTCTTGATCCATTGTTTCAATATCTGCTCCAAAACTATGCAAACATTTTTTGAATGAACTATGGTTTACTAATCCAAGTAGTAAATGTTCTACTGTAACATATTGGTGTTTTCTTTCTTTAGCGGATTGAATAGCACTTTCAATAATACTATCGATTTCGGGTGAGTGGTTCATTTTTGATTCCTTTGTTGTTTATATGCTGCAATACTATTTACTATCTGCTCATCAATGATATCAGGGATGAATGGTTTGAACAATATAATTTGGTCTCCGTATATAGTTGAGTTGTATACGGGCATTCCATGCCCAGCTAATTTTAATTGCATGTATGGTTGAGTTTTAGGTTTAACTGTGACTTCTAATGTTTTTCCAGATAGTGTTGTGAATTCAAAAGTTGTTCCAACAATCAAATCTAGTACTGATATTTGTTGATTACATACTAAATCGTTGCCCTGTCTTTCATACTTAAGATGTGGTTCAATACGAAAATCTACCATTAGACTAGCACCATCTATAACATTATCAATACGCATCTGGTTGCCATTATTAATTCCTTTGGGTATTTGAATAGTTACTGCGTGTGTGTTTGTGGGCGTTTGTAGTTTGAGTATCTGTTCACCGCCATGATATGCTTGCTCAAGTGTGATACCCACTGTGGTTCTAAATGTTTGTGGTTGATTTCTACGTTGTTGACTGAACGGATCGAATGGATTACCTCCACCAAACATCTGACTAAAGATATGTTCAAACCCCGGTGGAACTCCACCTTGTGTATGAAACCCTTGTGGTTGTGGGCTATCATATTGCTGACGTTTGTCTGGGTTGCTTAGTGTATCGTAAGCCGCTTGTATCTCTTGGAACTTAGCCTTGTCGCCACCCTTGTCAGGATGATGCTGACTAGCTAATTTGCGATATGCTTTTTTGATTTCGTCGGGTGATGCGTTTTTCGCAACACCTAAAGTATTGTAATGGTCCATTCAATGAGTATAGCACAAGTTTATGCTATTGTCAATAGTTTAGTTAGCGCCGGCGACCTTTTCTTTAGTACGACCGTATGCTGCAATACCCAAAACTGCACCCATAGCAATATGGTATAGTCCTGCACCTTGCAATGTCAATGGTTGCCACTGAGTGGTAACTGAACCTTGATTAAGTGCTTGCAATAGGCTCCAAAGAACTGGAAACAAAATAAAATCAAAAAAACATGTAGCCATGTATAACCATCCCATTGCAGGACGCCATTTTGAATTTATCCAATGTTCGCTTTCTTTATCGTTTGCGACTAATACATCAGCGCCGCTGGCTGCATTAGTAGGACTAGCACCAGTCAATACTGGCTGGGGTCCGTTTGATTGATTGACATTTTGTGTGTTTCCAAATCCTGAATTTGTTTGTTGGTTGAAACTAGGGGAGTTGAAACTGGTTTGATTGGATTCAGGCGTTCCTGTTCCAAACGTTGAACTTCCAACAGAGCCTGTTGTAGTGCTTGTTGTTCCATACGTACTTCCTTGTGGAAATTGCGGAATTGAGGGATCCGCT